TTTGGTAATATCTCTTTACATTGTATTCTGTGTTTTGATTCGTCTCGCATATGTGGATCATAGTTTCTAAAATCAAACTCTAATTCACCACCTTGATATTCTGAACCATCTGTTAATTGACAGGTCATAGATAGTTTTCTAATTTTACCATGTTCAGGTGTATCCGGTTTATCATAGGGTTTATCCCAACTATCACAATGCCAATCGTAATATTGATTTAGTTTATATTTTGTAAATTGACAGGATTCACTTCTGTCCCACTCAAAATTCCAACCAGCCATTTCGTTTGCTTTATGTACATATGGATGTAATTCCTTATATATCCATGTATCATTGAGCCATACCAAATCAGACTTTCTTTTACGTTGCATATTTTTGATTTCATCTTCTTTTAATTTTTTATCACCATAACCACCTGTTCTAGCCATAACTTCTTTTTGTTTATTAGCATAAGCTATAACATCATCACAAAATCTCGGTGTTAACACACCACTAAAATACCAATAGTAATTAGATATATTCATAGGTTATTGTTTGCACAAAATTCAAACTATCTTTTTGATTATTAGTTAAGTAATACATATTGGTTGATGGAAACATAATAAACATATTATTTTTAAGTGGTATATCCCAAGATCTACCTTTACGTCTGTTATCCTCATAGTGTATTCTGACCATACAATCTTTTACATTTACACCATATAATAATGTATAATCTGGTGAGTTAAGTAGATCCACCGGATCTATGTTTAATAAAGGAATTGTAGTCTCTTGAGGTTTATACATATTGCCCCACGTTTCTTTATTAATTAAAGTAAAATTATAGTTTAAATTTATATGATCTCTCATATAAGTATTTAACATATCGAACGTTCGGGAAAATGGAAAAGGTGAATCTGTAATTTGTGAGTCTAATATGTTTTGTTGTAATTTATCTCGGTCAATGTCCCAATCTTTGGGCATCGCCACATCACCGTAATATAGAGCTTGCTCTGTTAATACTTTCTTCTGCATACCACATACCTTTTTAATTTATGCTTTTGCGTCTGTCAAGTCCCAAGACTGGCCATCTTCATTCCATACATAAGACCATGTATGAGTTCCAGCTTCATTCTGTGATTGTTGTTCTGCAGTTAATGCAGGAGCATCACCTATTGGTGATTTCCAACTTGCAGTTGCAGTATCTTTTACCCAAGATGCGTAAGGTTTTTTAGGCCAGAAGATATTGTTATCTTCGTCCCATTCATAACCTATACCTGCGTAATTACCTCTAAATGCTTTTGAGTCGTCACCTGAACTATGTGTATTGTGCATTGTATTATATGAAGTTTGAATCCACATCTGTGCAGGCCAGTTGTTATGTGTTTCTAACCACTGTTGACCTACTAATTCATCTTCAACACCATCAGCATTTAACATCTTATCATTATCCATAGTTAT